TTCAGTCTGCCAGCCGAGTCTGCGAGACAGGTCGCCGCGGCGACCAACTGATACTGCCAACTGCCAACTGAAAACTCCGTCACGCCGATGAAAAGCAAAACCATCAAAGCCATCGCCGCCCTCATCCTGCTCACCGGGTTCGCCCTCATGGGCAGCGGATGCGTGACGGTTGGCTACGACTTCCTCAAGCAACAAGCCACCGTCACCGTCAATCCCCCGCCCAAGGGCCACGCGAAGTAACCATGTGGAAGTGGATCAAGAGACTGTTTGGCAAAAAGTCCGCGACTGGCCCAGCGCCAGCCTCGCCGAGCTTGCCATTAGAATCCACAACCGTCTCCACACCCGCCGCGAGCAAAGCCTACGACGAGCGCCGTCTCAGCACCCCGAACAAAAGCGGCAGACCCATCACACCGACCATGATCGTGTTGCACCATACGAGCGGTAGCTACAACGGCTCCGTCTCTTGGTGCATGAACCCCGCCAGCAAAGTGAGTTACCACGTCATCATCGCCCGCAACGGCAACCGCACCGTCCTCGCCGACGATACGGCCCGCTGCTGGCATGCCGGTCTGTCGAGCTGGCAAGGCGTTCCAGACTGCAACAGCTATTCCCTCGGTGTGGCGTGGGATGGCAATACATACGAAGACCCGCTCGGTGAAGCGGCGATGGACAGCGCCATCCAATACATCATTCCGCGCATGAAGAAGTGGCACATCCCGATGTCCCGCATCGTCACGCACCAGCAGATTGCCCCGAATCGCAAGAACGACATCTCTCCCGCCGCTGCGGCCCGCTTTAAGTCACGGCTCAAAGCCGCGCTCAACTAATGGCATTAGAATCTCCAGTCCAACGCGACGGCGACAACGGCTTCATCGGCTTCGCCAGCCGCTTGAACCCGCTGACGTTGCCCGCGGGCATGCTGCAAGACAGCGTGAACATGCGTTTGGACAGGGGCGTTGCCCAGACCCGCAAAGGATCAAAGCGCCTCACCGACACCATCGGGACAACCGGCGCCCCGCTGACATTGGATTTCACCCTCGGCACCGACAAGGCTGTCACCTCGATCACTCGCGCCTCGACCACGGCCACCGTCACCGCAACCGCCCACGGCTTCACGACCGGCGACCAAGTGAACATTCGCGGCGCCGTGCAAACGGACTACAACGGCGACTTCATCGTCACCGTCACCGACGCCAATACTTTCACCTACACAGTCAGTGGCAACCCCGCGACACCGGCCACCGGCACGATCATCGCCAACAACGGCCCAGAAGTCCGCGACAGCTATGACGGTGGACTGTATGCGGCCGGTGTCTTCGCCAGCCAGAACTACGACAACGCGAACGAATACATTGTCCTCGCCGGATCAGACAGCGCCACGCTTTACCGCCAAGGCCAGTCGCCGGTGGTCAAAACCTACCCGACCAGCCCCGCCGAAAAGATTGAAGGCACCGACACTGTCTCAGTGGTGCAGGCATTCGACCGCCTCTACATCCTCCGCGAAGCCGACCGCGCCGTCACCGGCTGGGAGGCCAAGGCTCTCACCGGGAGCGGGATCAGCGTTAGCACCACAACGGCAACCGTGAACTGCAACGCGCACGGCTATTCCGCTGGCGCTCGCGTGCGGCTGGAGGGAAGCAGTGTTCCAGCTTTTGATGGACACGAATACGACATCGTCAGCAGCTCAACCAACAGCTTTACCATCACGGTGCCGAACGGAACGTCCAGCGACTCTACGCTGACCGGCCGCACGGTTCGCCGCGTCAAACCGCCGATCTATTGGGACGGCGGCAGCGGTCAATTCGTCCGCGCCACCGCAGGCGTGCCAGCGGAAGGCGTCACCTACACCCGCATGCCCTCGGTCGGCTGGGCCAGTTACCACAACAACCGTCTGTGGATTGCCAAGACCCGCGACACAGTCGGCATCAGCGATATTCTCGACCCAGATTTGTTTGATCCCTTCTTCAATAGCTTCCGCGCAGGCGCAGGTGGTGATGACCGCATTGTCGCCGTCCACCCATGGGTCGAAGGCCAAGCGCTCGTCTTCTGCCGCAAAAGCATCTGGCTCGCCACGCTCAACCAATTCGCATCAACCGATGGCAGCGACTTCAGCGTAGACACTCCGGTCTCGCAACTCACGCTCCTGACGAATGAGATCGGATGCAGCGCAAGGAACACCATCGTCACCGCCGGTAACTTTGTCTTCTTCTTGTCGGACGCAGGCATCTACCGCCTAGACCGCGCCCTCGACCTCAAAGTTCGCGGCGATACCAAGCCGCTCTCCGAACCTATCGCCGACCTTTTCAGCCAAGTGGTGCAGTCCCGCGTAGACAAGTCCGCTTTTGGAATCTGGCACGCAAACCGATACCTGATCGCGCTGCCAACAAGCACCGACCCGCTCGACGGCAACCAGCTCGTCGTCGCATGGAACGCCCTGACAGACACATGGGAATACCGCGACACCTATCCCAGCTCGGCCAGCGTCAACCAGATCCTCGTCGGCACCTACGACAATCAACGCCGCGTCTTCTCGGTGCCGCGCTCTGGCAACCTCTACTTGTTGGAGCAAGAAGACACCGCGCTGGACGACAACGCAGTCAACGCAGGCACCAGCCCCATCACCGGCAGCATCAAGACCCGCCGCTACGATTTCGGCGACATGCACAGCAAGCGGTTCCTCCGCACCATCGCCGATGTGGTCATTCCGGCAAGCGCCAGCGTTTCTACGAAGATCAGCACGATCAATCCTGACACGACCACAACAGTCGGAACGCTGACCAATAGCAACGCAACAAGCGAAGACTACAACATGAAAGCGCCGGTGCGCTACAAAGCGCACAGCGCAGAAGTCATTTACGAAACCTCCGGCGGGCGGCCGGAAATCAGATCCGCCAGCATTGAGGCATCGCCCAAGTCGCTGCCTCCGACCGAAACAAGATCAGCAGCATAACTACTATGGCCTCCTATAATTACACATTCACCTCTGGGGATACCGTGACCCCGACCAAGTTGAATTCCGCTCGCACCGTCAGCGAGATTGTCAACGCGGACATCAAAAGCGATGCGGCGATAGCCGGAACGAAAGTTGCCCCTGCTTTCGGCAGTCAAAACGTAAGCGCTACAGGAAGCATTCAATCAAATGGCACCGGAAGCAGCTTTTCGCAAATCAACGGAGGCACCGCCGATGGAGCATCTGTTCGTCTCTGCCGCGGCGGCAGCGCCACGCAAAATGCTTATCTGAGCCAGTTCCAAGGATCGCTTTTTATTAAGAACAACGATAGTGGAGCAATCGTTTTCAACACTACGACGAGCGATATTGAACGCATGCGAATGGACACTAACGGCAATGTGTCGGTAGGCACGACAACGACTAATTTTAGGACAACCTCAGCCCATAGCGCGTCCGATGGCGCTTGGCTCCACGGCTCAAGCACATCATCATATCTCGGACTCGGCGGGTATGCTGGAGCTACCGATGGCGCCTTTCGGCTCAACTACGAGAGGACGACAGGGGCGATCACTTTTAGTGGTGGCACGCGCGACACGCCAGTTGAGCGCATGCGTATAGATAACGTCGGAAATGTTGGGATTGGCGTTGCTCCGGCGAACAATCTTGACGTGGCAGGCTCTCAATATCTTCGCGCAAGCACCACTGAGACAAGGTCGCTGGATATTGGATGGGGCCGCACCCAAAGCGGCTTTGCCCATGTCGATCTGATCGGTGATGCGACTTATACAGATTATGGACTTCGCATATTGCGCGGCAACACCGGAGCCAATGCCGCGTCGCAGATAATTCACCGTGGCACGGGAGATTTGCAGATGACGTCGCAAGAAGCCGCTCCGATTGTGTTTTCTGCGACCAATACTGAGCGCATGCGGATTACGGCTGATGGCAAAGTCGGCATCGGCACTAGCAGCCCCGCGCAAGAGCTTTCAGTTGTTGGCGACATTACCGCCACGGCGGGCGTCTCGGCGGGAACTTCGCTATATACGGCAAATTTTGTTTACGTTGGCGGCGTGCAGGTCATCGAGAGTCGTAAAACCGGCTGGGCGGCAGCCACCGGAACGGCGACCAGAACAACCTTTGCCACCAGCACGGTAACTACCGCACAGCTTGCCGAGCGCGTGAAGGCGCTTATCGACGACCTCCGTTCGCACGGACTTATCGGAAACTAATCCATGAAACAACAACTCGCCGAACTAATCGAAGCCTACGCTTCCGCCCGCGTGAGCGGGAACCGGATGCTTATGGAATACGCCGCAGGCAAACTCAACGACCTCATGGCTGCCATTGAAGTGGCGGTGCCGAAGGAGATTTTACAAGAAGCAACCACAAAGGAGGGACAGTAATTATGGCCGCGAAAACCAAACCCAAGCCTGCGCCTAAACCGGCAGCCAAGCCCGCCGCTAAACCGGCAGCCAAGCCTAAGCCGAAGCCCGCACCACCCAAGCCGCTGCCGGGCACTCTGACGGGCGCCGGATCGGGCCTCAGCAAAACGAAGCCGCCTAAAGGCGGTGAATTTTTGGGCAATCGCCCCAATCTCGGCCCCGGCGTCAGCGCTCCGGAAGTGCTTCGTGGCACCAACCAAGGCGGCGCCCAATTTGTCGGCGCCCAAGGCACGGCGCAGGTGCCGCTGTTCAACCAGTTGGCCAATCAACAGTTTGACCAAGTAGGTCGCTTCGCCAAACAACTCGACAACACCTACACCCGAGACGCCCGCAACCAAGTAAATCAGTCGTTCACCACGGCGAACCAGCTCGGCACCATCGGCAACAGCACGATGGCCATGGGCGACGCGGCCGGCCAGCAGATCACCGACCTCGCGCCGCTGGCGCAGCAGCAGGCCGGCTTTGCCGCGGACAATATCTACGGGCTGGCACCGCAGGTGACGCAGATCGGCGATCAATACATGGGGCAGATCGGCGGTCTCGGTAGCATGCTGGCCGATCAGTCGCGCAATGCCTTCGCCCAAGCGGGGCCGACCGGCATCGAGCAGGCACTCTACGATCAAGGCCAAGCCGAGCTGGCCATGGGCCGTGCGCTGTCTCCCGAAGAATTACGGGACGCCACGCAGTCCTCCCGACAGGGCATGGCTGCCCGCGGGATGGCCACGGGGAATGCGGCGCTGGGCGCTGAATTGCTCAACCGTGACCGCTTCGCCAATCAGCGTCTTAATCAACGCCGCGCCTTTGCGGCCGACGCCAATAATCTTCGGGAACAAAACGTCAACGCTCGCCGTGAACTAGCGGGCAACATGGCCACGGCCAGCGGTAATCTTTACGACACCGCTGGAAGAATCGGCATGTCCGGCCGAGAAATCGCCGGGCGACTGTTTGACGCCGGCGGCCGCATGAACGTGCTCGGCACGCAAACGGCCGGAGACCTTCGCGCTGCCGGCGCGGACACGGCCATGAGCGGCCGCCAGATCGGCGGTGCGCTGCTCAATAACTCCGCACTCTTGCGCCAAGCTGGCGCGGGAATGATGGCCGACCTCGATCCGTATCAACGCGCCATCCAAGGCGGACTGTCACTCGGGCAGACGGCTCAAGCTGGAGCGCTGGATACGGTGCAGGGCGGCTTCAACAACGCGATGGATCTCTTCGCCAACACCGGCAGCTTCAACGTCAATCGCGGCGACAGTCTCTACAATTCGTGGCTCAACAATGCCACGGCCATTAAGACGGGGCAGACGGCGGCTGACTCGCAGACAAACGCGGCCAACATTTCCGCGGCTGCCACAAGAGCGGCGCGGCCAAAATGGTATGAGACCGCCCTTGGCGCAGTCGGGAACATTTTCTCCGACGAGCGGATGAAGACTGATGTGAAGCCTCTGGGCACGGCTGGCAATGTGCTGGGGCTGACGGCTTACGAGTTCCGCTACAAGGGCGACAAGAAGAAGCACAAGGGTTTCATGGCCCAAGACGTGCAGAAGGTGCTGCCAGAAGCCGTCGAGGAAGTGGACTACAAGGGTAAGAAGCGACTGACTATCAAGCCTATGGTCATCGGCGCGGCGCTTGCCGAGGAGCTTATGTCTGCCAAGGCAGCCTAACCAAAAAGGACAACAACTATGTTTCAATACAATCCAACAGTGAATAATATCTCTGGCCAGATTTATGGTCAGGGATTAGAGCGGGCGGCGGGCTATGACGCGCAAGGAATTCAAGCGCAGGCCGAAGCCGATTTGATGCGGGCGCAAAGGCAGCATCAGCTTATCTTGGATGGCGCCCAATTCGTCGGAGATTCGGCCAAGAAGGTCGCCGCGTTTCTTGTCGGCGGGCCTGCGGGTGCTGCCATGGCGTCCGGTGGTGGTGGTGGCGGCGGCGGGGGTGGCGATTTGATCGGTTCGCTGGTCAGCTCGTTTGCCAATAAGAAGGCGATGGATGCCAAGGATAAGGCTTACATGGGATTCTTCGAGCGGCACGGGGACCAGTTGGGCTTCGATGGGGATTACCTGGCGCAACTCAAGAACATGGACCGCGACGAACGCGTCGCCGCCTTCGACCTCATGACCGGCCAACCCGGCCAACGCCTCGGCAGCCTCAACTATCTGCAACAACAGATGGGCGGCGGAGGCTACGGCGGCGGCTCCGGCGGTGGCGGCGGTAGCAGCGCGGGCGGGATGGTGCGGGTGCCTTTCGGATCGTAACGACTATGGCTGACACGATCCAAGCGTTCGGCCCTTGGCTGAAGCAAACATTGGTGGCGTCCGGACAAGTCTCGCCGGATGCAGAGTATGTTGACTTGTCGCCAAAGGAGCGGGATGCCTACCTCCGCGTCTGGCAAAGCCAGGCAAAAGGCGGTGGCAACTTCCAGCCGTCCGCGGTGGCGATCACGAATCCGGTGAACACGAACCAGGTGGTGCCGTTTGTCACGACGTCGCCGAATTCGGTGCAGCCTTTCCCGCAAGGGCGGTTCACCGAAGGTCCGGTGGACAAGACCGGGCAGCAGTTGGTCTTTGATCCGATGACGGGGACGTATTTTCCCGGCACGAATACCGCCACGAAGAAGGTGGTGGAGCCGAAGTCGAAGGCGCCTGGTATGATGTTTGATCCGAAAACGGGCGGCTTTGTGCCGATAGATGGATCGGCCGCAGCGTCGACCAATGCGCTGCCGGATTCGATGGCGCTGACCAATGTGGCGTCTACGTCGCCGACAGCGGGGGCGTTTGAGACAAACGCGCCGGTGCCGGTGGCGGCTATGCCGATGGGCATGGCACCGACGAATGCTCCGAGTATGGCAGTGGCAGCTCCGGCTCCGGCGGCGGCTGCTCCGGCCGCGGTGCCGACGGCGGCGCAGGTGAAGGCGGCTTACCGGGCGGGACAGATTACGAAGGAACAGGCAAAGCAGATGATCTTGATGGGCGGGCGATAATACGGCCATGTCTGTCGCAGCCCGACAATTTACGACCGAGCAGGAAGTCGACGCGTTTCTCGACGCGCCGGATGAGTTGCTGTCGGCCGAGCAGGAGCAGCGTCGTATCCTCGAAGAGTCGAATGCGGCGGTGCGGAATCCTGGCATGCTGCCGGAGCCGGCCGAACCGTCGGTGGTGGACATAGCGCCGGAAGATCCGACGCCGCTATTGCAGCTGGAGCGTCCGCTCGATGGCGCAATCGAACCGAATGTGCAGGCGGTGCTCGATGCGAATGGCGAGCCGCCGTTGCCGGACGATGAACCGCTGCCGCCAGTGACGGGACCGGAGCCTGGCGCCGCACCGACGTTTGCCACGCCGGAGGATGTCGATGCGTTCCTCGATGCGCCGGATGAAGCGGTGGCGGCGCCGGCGGCGCCCGCGTTCTCGACGCCGGAGGAGGTGGATGCGTTCCTGGATGCGGAGCCGGAGACGCCTAAACAGGCGTTTGAATTTACCGGGCCGATGGGGACGGTGGCCGTGAATGGTCAGCAGGTGGCGGTGGGGGGCAAAGTGACTTTCGATCCGGCGCGTTTGGCGCAGGGGTTGCAGGGGGCCTACGATGCGGGGCTCATCAGCGAGGAGGATTACCAGGCGGGGATCGCGGCGGCGCCGGAGATCGAGCGGGTGACGAAGGACCGCGAGGCGTTGCTCAAGAAGGCCCGGGAGGATGAGAAGCTACGGGCGTCGCTGGAACACCGAGCAGGGAATAATCCGGAATTTTTGGCCGCTCTCTACGGGGCCGGTAAGGGCGGGGCGATCACGGCGGGCGCGGTCGGCGGGGCGAAGGCGGGTGCCGCAGCGGGGACGCTGGTGGGTGGTCCGGTGGGCGCAGCCGTCGGCGGTGTGGTGGGCGGTATCGGCGGAGGTATCGGCAGCGGGGTGATGTATGATTGGGTCTACGAGCAGCTCGGCCGGCACTTCGAGGAGTATGATGCTGTCCTGGCCGCGGCGAAGCTGAAGCCGGAATGGAAGACGGGCGCCGAGATCGGCATGGCGGCGTTGTCGTTGCCGGTGTCGGCGGTGCAGGGGGCGCAGGGTCTGGCCATTACGGCGGACCGGGCGCGTCAACTCGGGCAGGCGGTGGGGCCCGCGGTGGCAAGGCAAGCGGGCGCCGCGGCCGGAGCGGGCGCCGCGACGGGCATGGTGGCGTATCCGATCGACGCGGCGGTGCGCGGGGAGGAAATCACGCCGGGGGGATTTGCCACGGCGGCGGGAGTGGGTGCGCTGGGCGGCGGGTTCTTTATCAATAACCGCCCGGGAACGCAGCGGGATCTGGCCGCGGTGGCGGCGAAGATGCGGGCGGGCATGAAGCTGTCGCCCGTGGAGGAGGAGCTGGCCCGGGCAGCGGCGCCGGCGATGCGGGCGGCTTTTGCCGAGATGGATGCGGCGGGCGGGCGGCGGTTGCGGCCGACGTATGACGCCGAAGGAAATTTTGTGAGCAATGATCCGGAGGTGAATGTGCCGATGACGTCGGTGATGGGCTTCATGCCCGCAGCCGGACGGGCGACGGTGCGGTTGCCGTATGAGGTGCCGTTGCGGTTGCCGCAGGGCGCAGCCAGGGCGGCGGAGACTTTGGCGGCGAGGCGTCCGGTGGCACGGCCAGCCGGACCCGCGGGACCGACCGGAGAGACCGCAGCCGCGGTGCCGCGGACGGCGCCGGTGAATGTGTTGCCGACGGGAGAGCCGATCGTGCCGCCCCCACCGATGACGCCGGCCATGATGACGCCGGATGATTTTGCCGTAACGGTGGGAGCGGAACGTGGCGTGGATATGGATTTCAACCCGGACGCAACGACAGAGCTTTTCAACGAGCATTTCCGGATCGTCCGCGATGCGGTGAACAACAACGAGCCGGTGTCGGCGGCGGCGCTCGATCTCTACGAGATGCGGGTGCCGTATTACGTGCGGGACGAGGCGACGGGGTTGGCGCGGTTTGACCAAGCGGAGTTCGATGCGTGGGGCAAATACGTGCAGGGGCAGGAACGCGAGGCCAGCGAGAATATGCGGCAAGGCGGGGTGGATCTGCTCGAGGCGATCCGCATGGCGGGCGGTCTGCCCACGGCGGCCAAGGGCAAGAACAAGGCGGTGTGGGGCGGCGAGCTGAAGCGGTTGCAGGAAATGGCGCGGGGCGCCCGGGACCTGGGGATCAAGCAAGCCAGGGATCTCTTCCGCAAGGATGCAAACGATGTGGACCGCGTGGTCATGGCGTTGCAAGCGGAGGGATTCCGCGTGGAGACCGAGGCGGATCTCTTCGAGTTGCTCGAGCAACGGTTGCGCAGTGGCAAGCCGATGTTTGCCTACGGGGACGGGCGCGTCGGCGCGGGCGATGAACCGATGGCGGGCGTGGCACGGCGCGGTGCGGCGCCGCGGCAAATGGATTTGCTGGGCGAGAGCGATGTCGAATTCACGCTGACCGGACAGACGGACAAGACAAGCCTGACACCGGCGGAGCTGACGGCACAGGCTCAGGCGGAGGCAGCCAAGGCGGAGGCGGAGAAGGGGCAGGGGGATTTATTTGGAGGAAGTGTCAGTGACAGTTCCCCCTCACGCCGCGGGACGCCGGCGCCGAGGGATGGGGGCACGGCATGGTTGCCGCCCGGGGTGGCGCGTCCAGCCAATACGACGACGCCGCGGCCGGATTGGGTGCGGGCAACGGGCGAGACGAGCGAGGGCCGACGGCTCATCAAGGGGATCGAGAATTACCGGATCGGCCAGCAGTGGGGGTTCCGTTCGATCGTGGATTTTGTCAACCGGGCGACGGGCGTGCAGATGGTGGTGTCGAAGAGCCAGACGTCGCGGAATCATCCGGCGAATTACCGTCCGCTCAATGCGACGTATTTCACCAGGCAGGAGCAGAGCCAGATCAATTTCCATGAGGCGGCGCATCATGTGGAGACGTTGATTGATGCGGCGGCGCCGGGGTTCTGGCGGGCGCACCAGGATGAGTTGCTGGCGATCGCGGAGTTGCCGGGCAGCATGGCCAGCCAGCCGCCGGCCAATGCCAGCGACGCGACGAAGCGGGAATACTTGATCGGCGAGGGCGTGGCGGAGTGGATGCGCCTCCTCATGGTGGACCCGCCGGCGGTGAATGATCTGAAGGTGACGGCCGCGGCGCTCGAGGCGGCGGAAAAGTTTTATCCGAAGCTGGCGGCGTCGATCCGCGATGCGGCCCGGGCGGTGCACCGGTTCCAGAATCAAACGGACGAGAATCAATGGAGCATGGGGGCGACGCAGCCGGATGAGACGATCACGGTGAACAAGGTGATGCAGTATGCTTTGGCCAAGGGCAACGCGGCGGCGGATACGTTGGCCAGCGGGGCGCCGTTCAGCCGGTTCGGCCGCCGGATCTTGCGGTCGATCTTGAAGAATTGGAATGACTCGAATGCGCTCGAGGGCCGGGCGGTGGACAAGATGCGCCAGGTGCGGAAGCTGACGGACCGGATTCAGTTTGCCCACAATTACAAGCTGATGGTGGGGGCGGAGACTTCGCGGGCGATCCGCGGGGAGGGGTTGCGGATGCCGGATGTGAATGACAAGTGGCAGCAGCTGTTGGATTTTTCTTATGAGGATGCCATCCGCACGGTGCCGGCCAAGCAGTTCCGGAGGTTTGTGCTGTATGGTTGGGCGCGGGAGGCGCTGAATCGCTACGAGTGGTTCACGGCCCGGGCCCAGGCAGCGCGGGCCAAGGGGGACAATGAGGCGGCGGCGGAGAATTTCGCCAAGGCCAGGTATCCGCTGATCGACGAGGGGTTCACGCCGGACCGGTTACGCAATGTGATCAAGCGGGCGGAGGCGGAGATCCCGAATGCGTCGGTGGGCTTTGCCAAGGTGCAGCGGTATTTTGACAAGCTGCTGGATCTGAAATATCGCGGCGGGCTGAAGACCAAGGACGAGGTGGAGCGGATGACCGAGCGGGAAATCTACTGGCCGCAGCCGCGGGTGGGCACGCGCACCGGCACGGGCACGACGTCCGGCGGGGATGTCATGGTCGGGGATTACACGATCAAGGGCAGCACGTCGGCTTACCGCGACCTCAATGCGGTGGCGATCGAGCGAACGAAGCAGGCGCTGGATTCGCACGCCAACAACCGGCTCATGCGGATCATGCACGATACAAGCATGGCCATCGCCAAGGACAAGAATCTGCCCATGGTGACACGGACCATGGCCGGGCAATGGGCGGTGCCGCTGGATGTGCCGAGCGAGATGGTGGTGTCGGCCGAGCAGATGAAGGCGCAGGTGCAAGCGGCGATCGAGAAGCACATGGAGAAGCAGACCGGCATCAAGAGCAAGCTGAAGCCGGAGCAGGTGCAGATCCTCGATGCGCTGGAGTTTGACGGGATCTGGCGGACGACGAAGCCGAACGACGCGAATGTCATAAGCTATATGCGGGACGGCAAGCGGGTGTATCTGCTGACGGGCGACCCGGCGGCGTTCCGTTACTTCTCCAACAAGCAGGTGATGGACGGCATCTTCAAGATGTGGAATTACTGGCTCGGGCCGACGGCGGAGAATACGAAGCGCAATATCACGCAGAGTCCGGAGTTTGCCGTGTTCTCGCTGAAGCGGGATTTGATTTCGCAAATGGTGCTGAACCCGGACGCGATCGGCTGGGTGCCGGGCGGAGCATTGGTGCAGGGATTGTGGAACAAGATGTTCCGCAAGTATCCGCAACTGGCACAAGAGGGCCTGCTACTCAGCCGGGTGGAGCCGAACGAGGTCGAGATGCTCGACAATCTGCAACGCAATACGGTGTGGAAGTTTCTGCTCGAGGGCGCGTATGTCGGGACGTCGAAAGATCCAGTGGAGCGGACGCTGCAAACGATCTTCCAGCCGAGCAACTGGTTCCTCTACCTGGGCGGACAGAAAATAACCGACATCCGCAATGCGCTGACCTTCGGGCGATTCCTGGCGCAACTGAGCGAGACGTCGCCGCGGGAGGGCGCCGCGGCCGCGGTGCTGGCGCGGGGTGGTAGCGACCTCGAGGCGGCCATGAAGTATTGGACGTCGAGCGGGCAATTCAACGAGCATCCGCTGGCGGCGAATATGCGGGGATTGCTGCGGCCGATGATGTTCATGAACCCGGCGATCCAGGGCATGCGGAATTTCATGCAGGTGCTGACCGATCCGGACCCGGCGGTGCGGGCGACTATCGCCGGGCGGTTGATTCAGATTGCGGCGATGGGCTCGATGGGCGCCGTGGCTGGGTATGTCTGGATGTCCGAGGAGGACAAGGAACGCGAACGCGAGCGTCCGATCGAAGACCGGCTGGGCTTTGCCAGCATTGGCGGATTCCGCATTCCGTTTGCCTACGGTCCGGAAGGCGTCGTGGAGTCGCTGGCCTACAACGCGGTGATGGATTACCTGCTCGAGCGGCCGCGGGAAGCGGGATGGAAAGAGGCGCAGCTCATCGCAAGCCGCGTCTTCGAGGTGGGCTCGCCGCTGGCCATCTTCGGGCCGCAAGTCACGGCTTACCTGGAAACCAAAGCGAACTATTCGTTCTTCCGGCAAAACCATCTGGAGCCGTCGTGGATGGAGGCGTTGCCCGAAGCGGAACGGTATCGTGCGAGCACGCCGAGATTTTACCGCGAGGTGGGGCAGATGTTTAACTTCTCGCCGATCAAGATTCAGTATTTCGTGCAGCAAGCGATCAGTCGGCAAACCGACGACACGATCAAGCTGGTCGACGCCATGATGGGCGGCCGTCCGGTGGATCTCGAGAAGGCGGACTATCCGTTTGTCGGGCGGTTGTTTGTCCGCGATCCGTTGAGCTTCGGCGCGATGAGCATGCGCAAGGTGGATGAGATCGACGCGAAGCTGCGGGCTTTGGATACCAAGCTGGGGGCGAAGGGGTGGACGGCGCTCAAAGAGCCCATCGAGAATCCGGAGATGCTTCCAACCAAGGAAATGCAGGCATTGCACCGGCAGCTGCGGGCGCTCGAGATGTTGCGCCGCGGCGACAAAGTCATCGCCAACTGGCCAAGCATCAGCGGCATGGACCGCTACCGGGAAGAATCCAAATACCTGAGCAAAGCCGAGCGGTGGTCCGACGAGAAGAATGTCCAGGCCGCCATGGTCCGCTACGCGCAAAGCCTGCTCGTCGCCAACGAGGACGCGATCAACCAAATCGAAGCCGCCATGGAAACGCTAAGACAGATCCCGTCCGGCTCGCCCGAACAAATCGCCGAAGACTACCGCCGCCGAGTAAGGTAGCCAACTGGCATGGTAACTGGCCTGAGTGCCAATCCGACAGAGAGAAACCAGCGGTCCGTAGTCAGATGCTCTATCCAATTGAGCTATGGCTGCTTTTACTCTTGTAAGATCTTACTTCCGAGCCAGTGGCTTCTGATGCGGTTTCTGATCTTGAGGTAAATATTTTCTTGCAAGATGCGCATGCTTGGGCAACTGTGCGCACATGGAAGTGGACCGGAAAGTGGCACGGCGCCAGCGTAAGCATGGCGAGGTATCGGTATACAAACCGCACGATAGTAATTGCTGGTATTACCGGGTGTTGATTCATGGCAAACGTCATAACCGATCGACCGGGCACACTGACAAGAAACTCGCCCAGGCGCAAGCGAAGATTATTGCCAAGCAGCTGCTGCATGGGGATGCGCGGGAAACTATGGCGCGGCCGGGGTATGCGTCTGTGGGGGATGTTTGTAGGGTGTGGTTGCAGATGTCGGAGGCTTCGACGAAGCGGAATAATGTGTCGACGTTGCGGAAGTGGGTGCGGTCGTTCGCGGGGGGTGATGCGGATGGGGTGGCGATGACGCGTTGCACGGCGGGGGAGTTGCGGACTTATTTGCGGGCTTGGCCGGGGTCGCCGGAGGGCAGGAAGTCTACGGCGCGGCAGATTCTGGCGATGTTTCAACCGCTGGCGATGGATTGGTATCGGGATGCGCGGTTGGTGATGCCGGAGGTGACTGAGCTGCGGAAGGTGCGGGTGGAGACGAAGGATGATGAGGAGGAGTTTGAGGGTTTTACGTTGATTCCGGCGGCGGTGCTTAGGGAGATGGATGCGGCGGCGGAAAAGCTGCGGACTTCGGCGGACCTGGAGGAGCGTCGGGTGTGGGCAGTGTATGCGCTGATGCGGTGGTGTGGGCTGCGGAATATCGAGGTGGCGGCGTTGCGGCGGGATTGGGTGGTGAAGGGGAAGCGGTCGCCGTTGCTGCGGCTGGTGCGGACGCGGTTGCCGGATGGCACGTGGTGGAAGCCGAAGGGCCGGAGCGGGGAGGTGCCGGTGCGGTTGCGGTTGTTGGCTCAGCTGCGGCGGGCGCTGGGGCGCGACGGGGAGTTTGTCATACCGCGGGGGAATCCGACGGATGCGCATGCGCTGACGCACCGGACGATCAATGCGTTTGTGCGGCCGTTTATTCCGGAGCGGACGAAGGGGGCGTATGAGCTGCGGAAGCAGTTCGGCGCGGAGATTGCAATGCGGGATGGGATCGAGGTGGCGAGCCGGTTGCTGCGTCACGGGGATATCAAGACAACATGGAAACATTATCACGCTTTGGTTCACGAGCCGGCGCCGCTTTAGTCCTGGCGGCGTTGGTGGGGTGTGCTTCGAGGCCGGTGCCGGTGGCGGCGCCGGAGGTGGAGCATTTTCGGGAGATCCTGGTGCAGACGATTCCGCGGGGGGCGTATGTGGAGCGGAATAATGAGTATATCGGGGTGGCGCCGATCGCGGTGCGGGTGCGGACGTCGGCGGAGGGGTATCCGCGGGGCGCGTCGGTGGTGATCCGGGCGACGGATACGCCGTCGGGGGCGCATGTGTGGCGGAGGATTCAGCGGGGGGAAGCGGTGCCGGAGCGGATGCTTTTGGATATTCGGCCTTGGCTGGAGGCGCGGCCGGCGCTTAGTTTTGGGCCATGAAGGCGCTGAGCTGGGTGCTGCTGGCGGTGGGGTGCTACGGTGCGCTGGCTTGTGCGTTGCTGTCGGGGGTGCTGGGTGCAACGTGGGCGGGGCCGTCGGTGTTTAATGTGTGGGATTACCAGGGCAAGCTGGAGTGGGGCCGCGGTGTCATAGCGGCGGCCGCGGCGGGTTGGCCGTGGGTGCTGGGGTTTGTTGCGTGCTTGGGCTGCGCGTTTGCCGGGGCGCATCTCATGATGCGCGATGATCCGGCGGGGCCGGGCGAGTAAGGGGTGGCCGGGCGGCGGGAGTTTTATGCTCCTGCTTTCCTGCGGTTAGGACGCGGGAAGGTGGCGGCGCGGCGGGCGGCCGCGGCGCGGGCGGGGCTGGGACGTTTAGCCAGGATGGATGCGGCGTTGATCGAGGCGCCGCAATGGGGGCAGAGGTCGGGGGTGTTAGGGGTGCGGGGTGTTTTGCGTTTCATGCGTCTGCTTTCCTTCGGAGTATACGGTGATGTCTTTGGTGGCGCGGAGAATCGTCTTGAGTTCGCGGAGAATCATGACGACCAGGCCGGGCGGATGTTTGGCGAGGAGATCCCGAACGGTGTCGCGGGCAATTTGTTTTGCTTGTTGTGCGCTCATGTGTTGGCGGCCGCGGCCGGCGCCGGGATTATCCGGCGCCGGGGTGCGGCGGTCAATGGGGGACGGTCTCGAAGTCGGCGAACATGGTGACGGTGATCCGTGCGTGGCGCTCGAGCTCGGCGGCCCAGCCGGCGCCGTAGCCGTCCAGGTAGGTGTCGCCGTGCATGTGGTGCGGTTCGGGGCATTGCAGCCACAAGTCGGGGCTGCCGTCGGCCAAGTCGGCCAGGATCTGCCGGGCGTGGTCGTGGGCTTCGGGGCCCTCGAGGAGCTCGGCCGCGGTGCGGGCGCCGGCGGCGCGGCCGTCACGCTCGCCCAGGTCGAGCTCGGCGCGGATGTCTTCGAGCTCGGCGGCCGGGGTGATGGTGGCCGTGCTCATTCCGGGGTTCCTCCGAGGTTGCCGGTGGCGTAGTTAGACCAGCAGCGTTGCAGGACAAGCCAGCCGGCCGCCTTGGCTTTTTGCAGCTGCTCGGGGACGTCGTGATCGTGGAAGACGTCGGTGAATATTTTCCCGGTGTCGGGGTGTTCGAAGGTGATCGCGGTCATTCGAAATCTCCTCCGGTGGCTTTGTTGATGGCTTCGCCAATGACTGCCAGGGCGCCGGATAGGTTGCCGTCGTTCTCGGGGATCTCGTCCAGGGCGCGGCGGATGTGTGCCCTGGCGATGGTCAGGGCGAGCAGCATGCAGGGCGCCGCGGCGATGAGGCGGGCGTTTGCGAGTGACTCGTCGGCCAGGTGGTGATTGACCTTGGCCACGGTTAGCGGGCCTTGCGGGTGCGGTTCGCGTTCGACAGCCAAGACGCGGAAGACGTCAAGCCGGCTGTCGAAGCTGTCGCGGGTGATGTCCGGCGCCCAGGGGCCCGGCGTGTGGTTGTTGTTGTGCATTGTTTGATTTTCCCGTTTTTGGCCGGGTCGGATCTTCCCGGGTTCGGTTGTTGTTGTGTTGGTTGGCCTGGTTGGCCGTCCGTGCCGGCGCCGCTCGAGGCGGCGCCGGGGTCGGGCGGTCAGCGGCGGCGCTTGGCGGCGCGGGCTTTGCGCTTCTCGGCGCGGATCTGTGCGGCTTTGTTGCGGATGCCGTCGACGTAGAGCCGGGCGGCCTCGAACATGATGCCGGAGGCGTCGCGGCGGCCGGCTTCGCGGATGCCGATGATGCCGCCGGGGTGCAGCGAGATGACGAGCTCGGGCCGGACGCCGTGGGCGGCCGGTGTGGTGCGGGCTTTGCGGGTGACGGATTTGGTCAGCGTGGTCATGGTGTCCTCCGGTTAGTTGTGGAAGATGTAGAGCCCGCCTTCGCGCTCGCTGGTGGTGTAGTCGAATTGCAGTTGGCAATCCCATGCCCGCTGCCAGTCGATGCAACTGCGCAGCCACTCCGGCAACGCGGAACCTAGGTCGGCGCATTGTTCGGCGGTTTCCTCGGCAAAGGTTGCGCCGTCGTGGTAGGTGCCGACGTAATGGTCCTGTGCGTCGCTGAGCTCGGCGGAGTCGTCGCCGGTGGCGTCGATATAAGCGGCGAGCAATTCGCGTTCGTCGTCGGACATTTCGAGCCACGCGAACAGGCGTTCGGGCAGATGGCTCTCGCCGTAGAATTCCCGGGGGAAGCCTTCGAAATCCTGGAACATGATCTCGGGGTCGTGCTCGTCTTTATGGATCTCGGCGCAGTAAGCCAGGAACGCGTCGCGGTCGCCGGCGAAGCGCTCGAGGTCGACCCAAGAGCCTCCGAGGCTGCCGCGGTTGTATTTGCCATACGTGCCGACGTAGACCCTCGGCGTGG